AATACCTTGTGGCCCAAGAGCCATGTCTTGACCTGCCATTTGATAAGCAGCCGCATTCTGTCCTGCTGCCAAATCTAAAGCAGGTTGACCAGCCTCTGCGACAGTATCACCGGATAAGATGTCAAGAAAGTCGTCTTCTTGCTGGTAAGAAGGAATTCCTGTGTCTGCGTGAGGCTTGCCGGAGCCTCCGTATGCGCGTAGCAGTGCTGCCTCTTGTGGGTTGATGTAGGCAAGCATCTCTCCTTTAGGAGCCTTTGCTTGCAACAGGGCTGCAATCTTGCGAGTATCACTACCCAGACGAGTCAACTTTTTTACTTGAGACATATCACAGTCCTAACGCATCTTTAAGCCGCAAAGAGGCTTCATTCCACACATTCTTGCGGGGCTTGCCGGTCTTCTGCCCCTCAATTTCACCAGCACCACGGTACGAAGTCAAACCAGAAACAGGGGCTGACGGGAACAGAGGAGCAGCCAGAGCCTGCCCCAGTGTTGTGACAGTCGGACCAAACGTAGGCTGCTTCCTGCGGCCACCAGAAATGTACGTATCCCGAATATAGGGCGTAGTCTCTATTTGAGGTGGAATAGCATCTATCGCCTCTTGTTCACCTAGACCCACCTCGGCAGAAGACAGTTCTTCTAACGCCTGTCTGTCTATAGCTTCTTGCTCTCCTAAGCCTACTTCAGCGGAGGATAGATCTTCTAGAGCCTGCCTATCTATGGCCTCTTGCTCTCCCAGACCAACTTCCGCATCAGACAACCCAAGCAGCGGGTCTTCGCCTAAATCCTCTGGAATAGTCTCTACTATCCCACCCTGAACACCGAGGTCTTCGGGAATTGTTTCTACGATTCCACCTTGCAGACCTAAGTCCTCGGGTATGGTTTCAACGATTCCTTCCTGTACGCCCATGTCTGGTGGCGCAAGTTCAGGGATTTCATCTGGAGGAGCCAAACCTTCTGGGATGGTGGTTGCAATCCCTTCTTGAACCCCAGGAATAGTCACCTCTGGAGGCTGCGTTATCAGGTCAATGACCTGCTGGTCCTGCTCAGGAATAGTCTCAGCTATCCCTTCCTGTACACCTGCAACTGGTCCAAACTTGCTAAGGTCAGGGAACCTTCCAAAAGAAGTTGTCTGCCCTAAGCTATCACCTAATTCTTGACTAATTTGGTCGGGTATTGGAATTTCTTGGGTGGAGGGCGGGGTGATTTCAGGAATGGTTCCAGCCACTCCGTCCATCACGCCCGTATCCGTAATTTGGCCTGTTTCAGGAGGTGGTGCAGTCGTTATTTCGGCCCCTGGAGTGGGTGAAACAGGGGCTTCTGCGGTTGTTGAACTGCCAGAAGTGGGCGTAGCAGCCTTCTCTTCTGCCCTGGATTTGCTGATGGCATTCAAAATGGCCTGTGCAGGGTCAACACCACCAGCAATAGCTCCAGCAGCTTGACCTAAACTAGATCCAATATTTCCAGCACCACCTAAACCAACTTCTTGACTAGCAAGAGCTTGTGTTTGCTCTGAAAACGGCGTTGTACCGTACTCAGAAGCAATGCCAAGCTCTCGTCCTACAGCGCCACCAGCGCCTGCTAGAGCGCCTGTAAGCGCAGCATTGCCCACATCGCCACCAGTAAGCGCAGCAGTGACGGCAGATGAGGCAGAAGATGCCACAGCATTAACGATGACATCTTTGATGGCAGAGTCTGCCATCACGTTTGCCACACTTTGACCAACAGTGTTTGCAACAGCAGGTGCTACACCAGCAGTAACAGCGCCTTTAATAGCACCTTGCAAGAAGTCACCACCCTGAGCTTCCGCCATAACTCCTTGAACAATAGCTGAACCTACAACTTGTGAAACAAGAGTAGTCGCTGCTGTCTGCGTGAGCAAAGAACCTATAGCTCCACCAATACCGGGCGCAGCGAGAAGAGCAATTTGCAATATAGGAACAATGTCTCCGGCGCTGTTAGTGCTTGCCCCTTGCTGGGTGTAAAAATAAGGAGTACCGTCAGCACCAAATTTAACACCAAAATCTGTTGAGTCCTTGCCAGCAAATGTTGTGTAAAACACATTCTCGCCACCAACACCTATTTCTTGACCTGTTTTTTTGTTGATGTAGACCGTCTCATTTCCGGCAGGAACTTGAGCAACATAGTCATATCCTCCATCCCCACTACCTCCAGGCTGTAACTTTACAGTGCTGCCATCAACATAAACTCTTTCACCATTTACATAGTCATCATAGTAGTACCTGCCAGTCTGGTTCCACGAGTCACTCTCGTATTCAGGTCTAACTACTTGAGCGTTAATTTTTGGTCTTGTGGTCTTCCCAAATTCTTTAATGTCATTGATTCCTGCTTGAGCAAGAACACGAGCCATCTCACGAGCATTAGCTTCTTTGCTACCTGCGCCTTCTCCGGTCCACTGACCAGTAGTGCCCTGACCAAGAATTTGTTGGGTTAAATTGTCTACGACTGACATCTCACACTCCTAAAGCCGCAGCTATCTGTTGATGGATGGTCTGATGCACACCGATCCAGTCATAGAAATCATCCTCAACATTCCAGTCAGCATCTATCAACTGGAACGGGTTATCCAAGTTCAGAGTTGAAGCTAGTGCTTCATGCTCTTGGTTATGCACAAAAAGCCAGTCGTCTAGGTTGGACGGGTCAGCATCAGTCAGTGGGTACTTAGGGATAAGGATGCCACTGTCTGCCAAGATTTCGTAGAACAACTGGTGCTGCACACCGTTTTCAAACAAGAACTCTCCCAGGCCGTCCCTGTCACCAAACTTGACGTAGGACAGCGCCTCCATGTTCATTTGTCGGCCTTGCCATCTAGCTTGTCAAAGATGCGCTCACACATATATTCGATCCGCTTGACCGCATCACTGAAGTCTTCTCTACGCACGAAGTCGTTGTGCATAGTCTGACTCAAGTCACGCACATCACGCTTAAGGTCACGGATAGCATCCCAGATGACCTTGAGCATCCAGCCTCCAAGTGCGCCAGAGCCTGCAATGACCATGTTGAACAGTTGCTGGTTGTCCATGTTAAGCAGCGTAGTAGGGGATTTTCTTTGTCACACCGGCAATGGTGATTGTTAGATAGCCTTCTGGCACAAGAGGAAGGCTAGCAGTTGCAAATGTGGCACCTACGGTAGTTGTGAGGTTTAGAGCGGCAGAGGAGTTGACGGTCAGAGTGTTTGTAGTGACAGTGGTGAAGTCACCTGTGCTACCACCATCTACCTTTTGCCAGATAGATCCGTTAAAGACAGCCCAGTCACCAACACCCCACAATGTCGTTCCGTTTAGGTTGGTGTTACCCGCAACAGAGACAACGTAGTAGTCGCCTTTAACACCGACACTAGAAGTCAGAGTAGGGTTGTTTGTGGAAGCATCCCAGGTGCCCTTGTAGTTGAGAGCGCCTATAGCGTTTGCGACTGAGCTAACTGTCTTTAACATGACTCACCTCATGCGCCGTCACCGGGAGTCACGTACACAGTAGCAGTGCTACTAGAGGTGACACCTGTGAAATAGGCGTTAGGGACAAAGGAAAGAATCTCGTCTGTTCCTGGCAGCAACGGAAGTGATGTTCCAGAGCTAGTGATTACTGCTGCGTTGGACGTAGCGTTGGCAGCAGTAGTGGCATAGCCTAGGAAGACGGTAACGATACCGTTGTTGATGACACGGTAGTTGTTGCCACCAAGAGTGGTGGACACTGCCTGTACAGGAGTAGGAGCGGTAACAGCAGCCGTGAAGACTACTGTATTGCCTGTAGGGGTGAATGGTGAGTTAACCATCAGGCACTCCAGGGCAGGGGAGGGGTTACTACAGGGGGGTTGATCTGGTTGTTCAGTTGCTGCTGCACAGCGGCTTCAGTGGCTGCTTTGTCCACACCGTTGGCCCAAATCCAGCCAAGCACTTGGTCTTGAGTGAGTTGGTCGTAGGGGACAAAAGATGTGCCTTGCACTACAGGAAATGAGCAGGTTGAATAGACGCTGCTGTTGTATGTGCCATCTGTGCCATTGCACGACCAATGAGCGGTCACAACATAGTCTGTTCCCTCTGGGGTTTGAGGAATACAGTCGAGGGCAGTAATTTGCCAAGTAATAACGGGTGCCATTTTAAGCTCCTTTCAAGCCATGATTTGCAAATGCGCCATGCAGCATCTCTCGTGCAAGTTGCACAAATTCTGCCGCCATATCTTTTGAATCAAAAACTCCAAGATGTTTGGTTCGACCTTGGTATTTGACTCGACCAATCCATTTTTTACAAGCCTTACTCCACACAACTCCTTTGTGCCCAGATGTGTTGTGCGAGTACATTCCTGCGTTTCTTTGATTTTCTGCTTTTGTTGCCGCCCTTAAATTACTAATGCAATTGTTCATTGGGTTGCAATCTGCATGGTCAACAATTTCTGGCAAATAACCGTGGTGCATCAAAAAAATTACTCTTGCCAACGGATGATGTACGCGATTTATTGCAACCGTGGCATGAGAACCAGAATAACATCCAGCTTGTTTTCCGGCGTGTTTTGGATTCCACTGCTTCCAAGCCAGATCAGTTTTAAAGTCTGATCTTGGCCTTTCTTTCCAATACAGCACCCCGTCCCTGTATTCAAACAGGCGATGTGCCTCTTCTTGTGTCAGGGTGGTCATAATTACTTTCCTTCAAGTTGAACGACACGCTGCCGCAGGGATTGCAATTCGGCAACAAGGTCAGCAATGACCTCAGAGGTGCTTGCTTGCATGGATTGGTACACGGGCTTGCCTTCAGCGTCCACAGCGTCTTTAGTGCCGCTTACGCTGCCTGCATACACCTCTTGGAATTGGTGCGCCAAGAAACCTCGAGTGCGTGAGCCATCAGCGTTCCATGTGTATTCAACAGGCTGAAGGGCATCAATTCTCTGTCCTGCTCCAGCCACAGGGCCAATTACTGTTTTAAGGCGGTAGTCGGATGTAGTCCCATATACAGTAATTGTTCCGTTTGTGGTAATTGAACCAACAGCAGTCGGCCCCTGTCTACGGAACTCAAGCATCGTGCCTGATGCATCAGTAATGTTGATGTAGTTTGTACCTGATGCCCCTGCTAATTCAAGTTGACCAGCAGGGCCAATCCTTGCGCCTGATCCAGACGTTAGGTTTCTCACTGCAACAGTCGTAGTCCCCACCAACAAATTTCCACTCGCATCCAGCGTCATTGCCTGGGTGAAGGTGATGGGGTCGCCTACTAGGCCGGAGGCTGCTGTAGACCAAACATGAGCGCCTTGGTACTGGTAGTAATGGGATGCTTGTCCAGTGCCGCCGTATTTGAAGCCACCATTATAGTAAGCATTGGCAAGCATATACATACTTGCTGGGCTACCAGAACCATTCCAAAAACCGTAGCCGGGATTGAGTAGCTCAAACGCCCTGCCTTGACTCCAAGCACTCGGCGTCACCCCCAGGCCCAGGTTGCCGGAGGCATCGAGGCGCATGCGTTCTGTATTTGCCCCAGAAGCATCGGCGTTCCAAGTAAGCGCGTTTCCGTTGTTGGCCGTCGATCCCATCGACATGCGCCAACTGTTGCCCGATGCGTTCAGGACAATGCCCGCATTTGAAGAAGAACCAGCACTGTCGTTGCGAACCCAAATACCATTGAGAGCGCTATTGCTGTTTGCGTAAACGTCTATCTGGCCTCCGTAGGTGCCAGCAGGTGTGCCAACCCCAATGGCTCCGTTGAAAAACGAATTACCAACAACCTCAAGTTTTTGTCCCGGCGAACTCGTCCCAATCCCCAGCCCGGTGCTGGTCAGGCGCATTTTTTCGGTGCCGGAAGCGTAAAACTGAATGTTTACTGAAGACGACGAAGCGTTTAAGATCATGTCGCCGGGGCCAGCATCAATAGGGCCGACATAGGCAGTATTGCCGCTGTTGATGCCAAGCATCCGAACAACAGTACCACCCGAAGTTTTGCTGTACAAATATGTGGCGTTATTTTTTAACCCAATATCACCGGCCACATCCAGCTTATACGCAGGCGAACTCGTCCCTATACCCACGTTGCCAGCAACAGCCAAACCATTTGTGCCGATACCTGCGTATGAGCTGTATCCGATCAGTTGTGATTGCTTGACCTCCAGACCACTGCTGGTCAGGCGCATTTGTTCGGAACCGCCAATATTAAAAATGTGCTGATAGCTACTGGACGCTACGTTGTAAACAAGTCCTGTGTAATCAGGCCCGCCTTGGATGCCGTAGCCACTAGTTGAACTAAATTGCAGTTGGCCTTGGCTAGCGGCAGCACCATAGAGTTTAAGTGCCGGGGTCGAGCCGCCACTGGACGCGGTTAATGTTGTCCCATCAAACGTCAGCGCAGACCCAGTGGTCAGGACTTTGGAGCCGTTGAGGTAGGCCACACCGTTGGCGGTGCCGTACGACAGTGTTTCGCTAGTAGTGATGATGCTTGTCGCTACGTTTGCAGTCGTCACGTTAGCCGTGCCAATAATGGCTGTCGTGATGTTTGCAGTAGTGACGTTAGCCGTGGTCACAGTGACGTTTGTGAGCGTCACGTTACCGCTAGAGATGGTCACGTTCGCCAACGTCATGTTGTTGAGCGTGGTGACGGTATTCCCTAGCTGGATAGCAGTGTTGCCCAGCGTGATGGTCGTGTTGAAGTTGGCGTCCAACTGTGACAACGGGATGGCGCTAGTTGCAGCGCTGAAAGCATACGGGACTGGCATTTTAGAACCTCACTCTTAATTCATGTTCCATCTCAAACGTGCTGACCACAAAGTTAGGGTCAGAGCTTTCCAAAGTCAGACCTAAATACTTTCCGTATTGTTGCGCGTCTGACTTGTAAAGGAAATAGGTGTTTGTCGTTGTCCACCCTATCACAACACTGCTGTTGTTGATCCACGGGATGACCTGACTAGCATTGTTGATCCACTGGGCAAAGTTGTTGAGCGTGTACGGAGGACTAGACCCCTCCTCACTGTCCACAGTGATAGTGAACGTAGCTCCCTGACCAAGAATTGCCTCTACACCAAACTTCAAAGCCTGCTTAGTGCGGATGGTGTCCTGCATAGGGCTAAGCGCAGTCTGGATTTGACTGTTGATGGTGGCCGTACTGCTGTTGTAGAGCTTGTAGAAATCCTTGTCATCAACCCCATAAAGGTTGATAAGGCCAGCAACAGGTAATGACGTTATGTAGTCAAGACTTCCCTGACTTGTCAGGAACCATTTCTTGTCAAAAAAGATGGCCTGCAACTGCCTAGGAGTCTCTCCTGACGGTGCGTATGTGAAGTTGAATGCTGCACACAAGATGTTGTTGAGCAACACCTGTCCACCTGTCACAGGAAGACTGAAATCTATGTTCGGGAAGATGCCGTCTAGCTGGTCAGATATTTTGCTGGTTGTTGAACCAACCAGAGCATAGATACCGTAGTCGTTCATAAACAGAACTGACCGGAAGTACGGGAAGATTGCCCTTATCCGGCGAGTACCAACGCTAGCACTGACGTTGGTGTTCGTGAACAGAGTCTGACCTGTGCTTGACACCCGCAAGTCAGAAAAGACGTTGATGCTGTCATCCCCAAAGATGTACAGGAAGTTGTTGGCAGAGATGATTGCACGGATGTTGCCGTGCAGCGTAGAGTCAGTAAGGGTAAAGCTACCCGCAGATACGCTCGTAAAGTCGCTGTACGACCCCGCTGCGGAGTAGTAGACCGTCCTACCAGAGGCTACCCACACCCTGCCTGAGAACGTGGCTACGTCAACGATGTCGTTGAGGTTCACAGCAGCTACTGCTTTTGCCACATTGCTAGCACCACCACCAGAAATAGTGACAGTAGTGTTGGCAAGGTAGCCACTACCAGGGTTGGTCATGATGACTTGCGCGACTTGACCCCCAGACAAAATGGCAGTACCGGCAGCGTTTGATCCAGCGCCAGTGATGGTGACTACTGTGTTGGCTGCGTTAGAGTACCCAGAACCACCGTTGGTGATGACTACAGCAACCGTGCCCGTTTTGAAAGTGTTAAAGCTAGCAATAGCAGTGGCAGTGGTGCCGCCAGGAGAAGCTGCTATCGTGACAGTAGGGCTAGATGTGTACCCTGTACCCGCATCTGTAAGAGTGATGCTGTTGACCTGACCTGTAGCTATGACTGCGTTTGCCGTGGCAGCGCCGCTAGAGAACGTAACGCTAGGTATGGTCGTGTATCCACTACCTGCGTTTGACACGGTAACAGCCACAACAACACCACTGGAGATGGTTGCGAAAGCCTGGGCCTGCGTACCGTTAGTCTGGTCAGGAGCGCCAATAATGACGTTGGGAACAAAGGTGTAGCCAGATCCACCAGAGATAATGTTGATGCTAGCAATGCCACCAGAACCAGTAGTGATGGTGGAGACTGCCGTAGCCTGCACACCGTTAGCATCGTTGGGCGCAGATATGGTGACAGCAGGAGCGCTTACGTAGCCTGAGCCTGGGTTGGTAATGCCGATAACACCGACAGAACCAATGCTGACAAGGTTTGCCCCATCCCAGTTGAACAAGCCCTTGCTAGTGTCACCGATGATGACTCTCTCGTCTTTGTACTGGGCAGAAGAAACACCAGAGTTGGAGAACGTGCCAGCAGGAGCAATGTTTCCTATGCTGCTGCTGGTAATGTTGACGTACTGTGCGCGTCCGTTGTCTTCAAACGAAAGAAGAAAGTCACTACTGTTGAGGTTGCATGACTCTAGCGCGGTAACGGTGTTGGCGGCTACGATGTTTGCGCCTGCACCAGTAGTGATTTTTGTCTGAGCCTTGACAATCTTGATGTTGCCAAACCCGATAGGCATAGCGTTCTCAATCCATGAGAACTCTGCTTCATCAATAGCTGTCCTGTTGGCCTTGGTGTTCAGGCCCTTAAAGTTCTTGATGACAGCATAGGACTTCTTTTGCTCTGCTGCTGCCATGATTAGTACGGGTTAGAGTAGGGGTCGGGGATGCGCCGTGTGTACGTGCTGTTCAAAGCAGCCTGTACGTTTTTGGCGTACTCCTGCTTATAGATTTCTGCTTCCCCGTAGCTTTGCTCTTTGTACTTTGCTTTGTACGCAGCATAGAAAGCTACAGGCGTGGTGTAGGGGTCAACAATCTCATCTACCTGAGTGGTTGCTGACAAAGACAATGGTTGAGGAAGAATGACGGTATCTATCTCACAAGGATAGACTTGATCTGGCACAGGACCGATGTAGATCTGTCCCTGCCCGTACATAGAGAAACACACAGGACGCCCTGTGTAGTTCTGCCAGTAACGCAGTTGAGCGTTGAAGTTTGTCCAGGGCAAGTAGCGCAGGGGGATGCGGCTGTTGCCCCAAAAGATTGTGAGGTTCAAAACATCTAGCGTCTGCACTCCACCTGGGAGAGCAGCAAGGCTGATGATTTCACAAGGGCTGTCATAGGTCAGCGTAGCCGTACCGTCTGTAAAGGGCGTAGACGGTGGGTAGGGCTGAGTAGCCGTGGGCCACACAGGAACAGTTGCGCCAAGCACACCGCCAGTGGTGACTTGATAGATGAAGATGCCGGAAAACACAAACTGACCAGTGGTGACTACCAGTCCTTCTGACCAGGGTAGTGCGCCAACCCCTGTCGTCGACAGAGGGGTTTGTGTGATTTGAAGATTACGTAGACAGCCTGTATCTCTTACCGTGCGCTCTCGTGCCGCATTGATGTCGTCTGTCAGTTCGTTGTCTGACCAGAAGACACCGTTGGCATCATGCAAGAGCCTACGGACTTCCGTAAGGTAGGAAGCAAGAGTAGCCATCTACGTTCCATTTTTTACGCAACCCGCTGGCGAGTGGCTCCCCCACCACGCTTTTCAACGTGGAGGGGTACTACACCAACCGCCGAGGGTAACGAGCGGTCTTTTTCAATGAAAGGCTGGTCAGAGATAAGAAACTTTGACAGCCTCTCCAATCCTTCTGGGAGTTCTGAGTGAAGCTGCACCCAGCCCAGACGGGCTAGATGCGGCTCCTTGTCTGTCTTGCCGTGACCAAAAATAAACGCAGCAGCCTCTGTCGTGATTTCAACTGGCTTGCCTACGGGAAACTCCACAGGCTTGTAGTTGTAGTTCACGACAAGATTCTTGTCGCTAGTGTTGGTAACGAAAACAGATTCACTCATAGGTCAACAATGTCGCCATAAACCGTAACGTCAACAGTCCCACCGCTAACAGCGGTATTGACTTTGACAAACAGAGCGGCAGCAGAATATGTCGTTGTTGCAGTACCGGCGGCAAGAGTCAAGTCTTGATACGCTGCGGTGCTGGTGACGTTCGACAGAGTTTGTGCGCTTGCTACTGCGTTAGATGCGTTACCGTCACTGGTAGTGATGATAGACACGTTGGCAGTAGAAATGCTCTTGTTTGCATCTGCTACGGTAATACGGCGAACAATGTACTTTGTACCCACAATGCTCAGCGCCGCTGCGTTATTGCTGGTTGCTCCAACACTGACGCTGGGGGCATAAGCAATGGCATAGCTGCCAAACTTGTTGGGGTAATTTGCGCCTACATTGTTCGCTTCCATTGCAGACTCCTATTAGGTGTTGTACGTGCCGGACACGTTCAAGCCACCGTTGGTAGCCAGCAGCGTTACGGTATCGCTAGACGCAGTGGACTTGGCATACACGTTGACGCCATCAGAGATGATGACACCACCAGTGTTAGCCGCCATCAGCGTAGCATTGGCCGATCCGTTAAAGGCAATCACGCTGGTGTTCGCTTGCGGGAACATCAGGTAAACGCCTGCCGGGATGACCGTACCGTTGCCGGTGTTGACTGCCGAGATAGTGGTAGTCAGGAAATACGCACCAGCCGTGTTGGTGGTGGCATTTGCCAGGATGATTTTGTTTGTGGACAGTGACATCTTCTACTCCTTACAGTGAGAGGTAGTTGTAGTTGCTGACCACGGTCATCGCTTTCGGCTTGACGTTGACAAGTTCTGCAATCATCAGAACTGCACCAACATAGCCGATCTGCCAGTTCGGAAGGGTGGACTCAAAACCCGTAAACACGAACGAACCTTGCTCATGGATGTAGAGCGACAGGTAGTTGGTGTTCAGGAAGTACACAGTACCTTCTGGGCAATACGGATCTGGGTAGATCGGAACGCCAGCAACCATCAGGGCGCGGAATGCAGCCTGGGGGCCATTGTTGTCGCCATCAAAACCCGAGCCGGGGGTGATGACGTACTGCTCTTGGCCAACAAAGTCTTGAGCCAACAGGGTCCAAGTACCGAAGCCGCAAACACCAAACGAAGGCATCTCAGCGCCGTTTTTCACGGTGCCAGAAATGTATTGCAGGATGTTCTGACGGGTTGGGTTCTTAGAACCAGCGTCATAGGCTTTGGACTGCCACCAGCTATAGGCCGAGCGGCTGATGTTACCGTAGGTGCCAGAGGCGCTAACGGCAGCAGGCAGACCGATAAACTGCTGAGTGTTGGTCGTGTTGTTGTACAGCGCGGTTGCCATAGCATCCATCATGACGTTGGTCGCGTCATTCATACGCGCTTCGATCAGGGGGATGATGGCTGCGTCTTGCTGAACGGCACCTTCCATACCGAGGAACGGCACGGGAGAAATCATCAGCTTCAAGTCAAACTCAGCGTTGTAAGCGCCTTGCTGGACTGACGGCTGAGCGAACGAGCCGCTGTAGTCAGACCATTGAGCGTTCACGAACTGAGAGCCTTGGACGGGCACAGTTACGGAAGACACACCACCAGAGGCTTGCTGACTGTTAGCAATCAGTGCCGCCATCAAGGGCGTAGAGTTATAAAGTTGAACAACCAGCTTAGGAATGAACGCACGCCGAGTGACATAAGTCAGTTCGGTGAACTGCGAACTACCTGTTGCCGGAAGAATACCGCCACCAATAGGCATGGTTCTCTCCTAGAAAAAAATACCCTCTTTTACAGACCAATGGGTCGCATGGGTTTGCGAACATCATTGAGCGCTCTCACAGCTTCTTCACGGGCAGCGTTAGCAGGGTTCTTCCAGAACTTGTTCAGGTCAAAAGATTTGACTGCTGAAGGTTGGTAACCGGAAGGGGTCGGCACTGCTGCCTGTTTCATCCACTGGTGATACTGTGCCGCAGTCTCATGGTCGGCGATTTTCTTCTCCAACATGAGTTTTTCTACAGCATCAATTTCGTCTTCATTGTCTACTAGACCTTTCTTCACCAGCGACTGCCGACGCTTGTCCAGCATCTCCTGAGCTTCTTTAGCTTGGAGCTTTGCACGGATAGCATCATTTTCCTGGCGCATCTGACTGATAGCGGAGGTGGTCCGGTCATCAATCTCAAGCTCAGGAATTGGCAGGTCAGGATTGACTTTCTTGGTCATACGCAAGAAGTCTTTGCGGGTTTCTGGGTTGTCAGCAAGTCGCTGAGCCAGAGCCGCAAGCTCATCCCGAGCCTGGGGGGAAAGATTTTCTAGAGACATTTGTTACCCTCTTTATACGATTAAATGACTTTTTTGCCGTCACCCGGCTTCTTCACGGCCATGCCGGTCTTGCCCACTTTGTTGGGGGCAGACAGACCGCCGAGTTCGGCAAAGCGCGGGGTATTGGTGATAGCACCGTGCTGTTGATTGTTGTCAGTGGGGCGGCGGGGAGCAGCAGCGCCACGAGGCTTAAACAAATCCATGATGGACTCCTTTTACATAGGGGGTGGTTTTGGCATACCACCGGCAGGCGGCATACCAGGGACGGGCGCTTGTGCTAGAGCTTTTCCTTCAGGCGTTGCGCCACCAGCTTGAGGGAGCGATTGCAGCATCTGAAGAATTTCAGCTTGCTGAAGTTCGTTGGTCTGACCCTTACGAGGGCCAAGTACGCCAGTCAGATTGCGGATAGCATCTAGCGTCTTCTTAGCCTCTGCCGACTCTGGTCCAAGAGCGGGGATAGATTGCTCTAGCAGATCCATAGCCATGCCGATGTTAATCATCGCGGCTTCCCGGCTACCCATCTTGGGTTCGGGAGTGGACATGGGAGCGGAAATTGGAGGAGTCTCAGCATCCGTCATTGGTGCTGACATTTCAGGATTGGCACCAGGGGCCATTCCGGGGATGGGCGCAGGAGCGCCTGCCGAGCGAACGCCCTTCATCAACTCCATCAATTTGTCTGCCGGAACACTCATCTGAACTCCTTAGCACGAGTTTGTAAGCGATTACAAACTTTTTTGCAATAGGTCGGGGCATTTTATGTCAGCCCCGGAAGACAAATCCTTACGGATTACTTGCGGCCTTTACGACCTTTACGACCTTTACGCATGATGCGCTCCTTGGTTCAGGCGGCCACTTACTTAAAGGGGAAGCAGCCATACCCTTATCCCTTTCGGGGAAATCAGCGGCGGGTCTTACGACCACGTTTCATTTTGCGTCCGTACATGATTGTTCCTTAACGACGAGTGTAGTCACGTTGACTACGCCCGGAGTAGTTTTTATACCCTGTCTGACGCATTGTCAAGTTAGGGCTTGCTTCGCCTCTTTTCAGCGACTCTGTTGTAACCCGAGGCTGGTCAGCTTTGGGCTGTGTCATAGAACTTGTTCCTGGTGCTGCTGCCATCATCCCACCTGTTTAAGTTGAGGTTTGCCTTCAGACTTACCTTCTGGCTTAGGCTGTGCGGCTTGCTGAGCTTTCTCAGCTTCCTGCTTTTCTTGTTGCTTCTTGAGCCGGTCTTTGAGCATCTGCTTCATTGGCGGGTCAATCAAGTCAAGCAAGGACTCTTTGTCAATGACCTGGGCTTTGAACAAGTTAAACGCCATCGTCCGTAGGTCTTCCATGAAGATCGGACTGTTGGAGTGGGCATCAACCTTGACCACGTAGTCTTTGGTGAACTGCTCTGCGATGAACGGAACACCGTTGTCGTCTACGAAATGCGTATCGTCATACTCCTGCATACAGCGCAGGTAGAGAGTTGCGAGTTTCTCTAGAGAGTCTTCGACAACGAGGGCACGTTTCTTGGCACGGCTGGAGCCAAGACGGGCAAGCTGGGAAGCATGACCTGACGACCTCACGCCTGATTCGCCACGACCCTGCAAAACACTGACGATACCGCTGGCCTCCTCAAACATACTGTCTATTTCCTGAATCTCACGGAATAGATCGGGAGGAATCTGAGGAGCAAGTTTTTCAACCTTTGCGTTGGGCATATCAGTAGCAAGCAGGCCACCAGCGCGGTTGAGAGCAAAGTTCTTTTCATCTAGGATACCCGTGAACCCGATGAGAGCAGTAGGAGGAGATACTTGCTTGCTCAGCAGGTCAAGAATCTCTGCCATCCGCTTGTTACGAAGCTGCTGCAAGAAGATGAGTCGCTGTACCTCTGACATTCCCCAGAAGTAGTCATACAGCGGGTTGGGGCAGATCTGCACGAACGGAATCTCGCCCTTAATGAACATTGATTCGTTCGGGCGGTCATAGATGATGACATCAGGCTCTGCCTTAGTGACCACTTGGTAGTCTTGAATGTCATCATTCCAGACGTACAGCTCGGTCATCTCAATCGTATCTTCCGCAACCTCTGCCTTGTAGCGGTTCATGCCTCCCAGATCGAGGTTCACATTGCCGTACATGGTCGGATTTGTTTGCGAAAGAATGATTCGCTCTATGCCGTTAGCCACTTCTGTGCGCTCGTGAGGCATAGAAGACACCCGTCTTACCAATTCTTCTCGCCGAGGATGGCTCCACAACTGGCTGTAAAGCTCAGATTTGGTGATGTAGTAGGTGTGAACAAAGGCTTCTTGGTTGTCCAAACCGGGGATATCTTCCCGCAAAACACCTATGCAAGCAGGCTCCACGTAGTGTGGATGGGGGTTTTTGCCCTTCATTACCAGCTTGATGAACCCGCTGTTGTAGCAAAGTGCCCAGGTAGTTGCCAGTGCAAACTTCTGGTCTGCGTTGCTGTCTAGCCAGCGGTCATTCAGAGAGCGGGTAAGGACGGGAATCTTGCTGTATTCGGCCTTTTTGACCGCAGCACCCACGTTGATGCTGAACCGAGTTGTCTCTGCTGAGTAGAGAAAGCTGGTCAGTTGGTCAATGTGGGGGTAGATCTTGTTGTACAGAGCCGGTGACTCGTCTGGGCCATTGCCAAACAAGTACCAACTCCGTAGCGAGCCGTAGTCAACCTTGCGAGTTTCCCGCGACACCAAGCACTTCTGAATGAGACTGAGATAGAACTCCTCTCTTTCAACTGGCTCGGTAGGTATTCTCATGATTTGCTGACCTGAAGGTTCTCGTGGTCCTTCATAATAACGCTAGCTTTCGGACCCGTCAAATTGCCAGCAGACTTAGGGTTAATACTTACCGCTTCGTCTTTTACTGGTTTGAACTGACCACCCATGACGGACTTCATGCTGATGCCTCCACCGCCACCCCAGATGGCTTGGTCGCCAGGGCGTGGTCCTTGTTGCTTTTGCTGCTCCTTCATGGCGTTATCAGCCTCGGCAAACTGCTTGTCGGACAGTTTGTTGTGGCGTTTGAGGTAGCCAGTTTGGTGTTCTCCCTCGCGGGTGGTCTTGATGTCGGTCATGTCGTAGTCAATAGCAAGCTGATTGACGGTCTTGTCCGTACGCTTAGTCTTATCTGACTTCAGGCCAACAGGCTTGAGGAACACGACACTGATTTCTCCCTTGCATA